TTTCATTAGTTCAGCTTATCTATTTTTTCTTCAATACGATCAAGATCTTCCTTGAGCTCAGATACATCTTCTTGTGTAGTCATAATAGTCTGACGTACTAGTTTATCTTTCATATCAAACTCCATACGAGTTACATCTGGTGGTAGTGGTTCAGGTAATTCTTTTGCTTCAGCTATATCCGCTTGTAGTGTAAACCACATGCCTATAAGAGCAGCTAACCCTGCTACGCCCATGCCTATTGTTTTGAGGTCAAATGTTACTTTAGTATCCTCACCTATTTGCTTAGCCATTATTTTTCTGTTTGAGAGTCTTTTAAGTCTTGTGCTGAAGGAGCTCCTTTGCTACCAGGCTTTCTCATTTTTTCTCCTGAGCCAGCTTTAATTCTTTTTCTTTTAGCATGTATATTGTCCCACAGCCCACGCTTCTTCAAAGGAAAGTCTGCTCCAGTTATTTTTCCGTCTTTATTGGTGTCAATATGTTTAGACTGTTTTTCGGTAAGCATTTTTTTGATAGGAGTATCTTCCATATCGTCAATATGCTTTTCAATAGTATCAGCTTGCTTGCCATGCGCTTTAACTGCGCCTCGTAATTCCTCAACAACTCCTTTGAGGTTTTTGTATTTCATTTTAAATGCCATAATTACTTTTCTTTATTTGCGTTACAAAATTTCATAGCCTCAGCGGCGCTGCTAAAACCCCACTTTTTTAACGCTTTAGCGTAAGCCGTAGGTTCTCCTTTTTTGTTTTTCATAGGATGTTTTTGAGCACCGAATCTACAGGCAAAGCTTACTCTTCGTTTGTTTTTACCTTTAGTAAGTCTTTTACCCATACCAGGATTGTCCTTGCGCATTTTTTTATTGCGCCTTTCATAGGCCTCTTCTGTTATTTTTAATGGGCCTTTATTATATTGATCAGTAGCCATTATTTATTTCTCTTACTTTTTCTATAATCTCTCATAGCTTGACGCTTGTCTTTACCTGTTTTCCATGATCCAGCAGCAAACTTCTCTGCTCTTTTTTTATTTTTAAACCCATATACTTCTCCAGCTTTCTTTGCTTGTTCAAAGCTTTGAGGCTTGTAACCTTTTTTGTCTGTAGATATTGTTGGCGCTACGTAATGTTTTCCTCCGGCTTCATACGTAGCCATTAAATGCGTAGACTTTGATCCTGGTTTTTCACCTTCTACATGATGAGCATGTTCTCTTATTGATCGAGCATGCTTTTTTCTACCGCGTATAATAGGTGGTTCTATTTTTTTAAATGGATTATTTTTTTGAACATAAGCCATGATTAGAAGATTACATAGTTTGCACCACACTTAAAGTTATACCATTCCCTATTCCAGTATTTGTTATATCTACCTTCAAGAAAAACTCCAATGTGTTTGTTGAATCTGTGTCCGAAAATAAGTCCGCCCGAGTAGTCAAGCCACTGGCCGTCCACTGTGTTGTGATACATATATTCCCCACCTGTGTCGTAATGGTAGGGCATAACATTTCCCCAAGTGTGGAACCAGAAGTCCTCTGTAAAGTGATAGAAGTCGAACCCGGCAACCACCGAGTAATTCCACTGGCGAGCAAGTTCATTTCTTTTTCTAGCAGTGTATTCAGATAAGACTTCAGGGATAGTGACTGCCTCCCAGACCTCAGTGTTTGAAGCGACAACTGTTCCGTCTGGAGCCATGTATTCTCCAGTTGTAAGGTTGTGAGTATATCCTTCTTGAAGTGCGAGGTAAGTGTAGTGAATATCTCCGTTTGCAAGTTTCCATTCAGCGAGTGGATCATATCCATAGGGTTCTGAGATACGTTGAGCGACTCCTGCGTGCAGAGAAAACTTCTTACCAAGCTTAAGTCTATATCTTTGCGAGGCTTCGAAGTATTCGATGTCTGCAAACCCGTCTTCAAGGTACTCAACTTTCGCCATAACTTTGTCTCCGATGTAACGAAAAAAGTGGTGTTGATTGAAAAACTCCCGGCCTTGCTGTCTTTCGTATGTAACCTCTCCAAGAAACTCTATACCGTTACGCTTACCTATATTAGCATCAGCAGAATAAGATGTTTCGGTTCCATCATAGAACGCGTTAGCTCTATTCTCGTATCCGAACCTAGCAATCTTACGTACACCCATAGATAAACTGTAGTCAAATGGAGTTGCTATAGTTTCTTGAGTTAACCCATCAGTAACAGAGTATATAGTCTGATCCGATACAGAGTTACCTCCGTTTACAGCCGCATAAAACGTAGAAAACTTAAACGCTTTTTTTAGTTCTTGAGCTTGAGCTGTTATACTAAATAATAAAGTTAGTAATAAAATTATTTTTTTCATCATAATCCAAATGCTGGTGTTTTCTTTTTATTTTTCTTTTTATTTTTTTTGCTGCTACTTTTACTTTTGCCAGCTTTTTCTTTAGCCATGTCAGGTGCTACATCCCACTCACTCCAGCCTAATCCCATTAATATTCTTTGCCAAACTTCAAAGTCTGAGTCAGTTGCATTTTTAATGTTATTTGCTTTTTTGAAAAATCGGTGAGTTGGGATGTTAGTAGTAGCTTCAACAACTCTAGCCGTAGCTTCTAAACCAGGACTGTCTAAACTTAATTGTATTCCTTCTTCGTCAATCTGCTCCTTGTTGTATTTATAAGTATTACCAGCGGCGTCTAATTGTCTAAACTTTGATCCTATTGGAGGTGATATGTTCAATAAATCTTCAGCAACTTCGCTGTAATCAGCGCCGTAACCTTTTTCCCTTTGTTCAAAGAAAGTACCAAAAGCATTTCTCAAGCCATTAAGCACGGCTCCTTTTATACCCATACCTCTAAGAGTAGAATCCATCATAGTATCACCCATTCGTGATTTAGCTTTTTGTATTTGCTCCTCGTCGTCGCTATTAGCCATTAGCGCAAATGCGCTAGCCGAAAGACCAGCAAATATAGCTGTTTGTACAAAACCGTAATAACCTATTTTACCAAGTTTTTCAGCAAGATTAGCTTTACCCTCGTATCTACCTTTAGCAATATCAAGAATCTCCTTCATAGCTAATCTGTTCATTTGCATAGGGGTGTTAGCGAACGGAAGAATAAGTCTACCACCTAGAGTCGTCTGCTCTTTTGATATAAGATCAGGTCTACTTGATTGCTGTGTTCTTTCCGCTATAGCTTGGAAATCTAAAAACGCTTGCTTTTCAGCTTGAGATTTCGTCATACCCTGTTTCATATACTTTTTAATAGAATTCCTATAGAACGTAGCTCCACCAGCTGCAATTGCAAAGCTATCCGCGATCTTAGTTGGTATGTAACCAGCTTTTATCATCTTGTTAAATACCGCTCTTGCTTTATTTTTGCTACCAGCAGCCGCTGCCGCAATCTCTGCTTCAGTTACATTTATCTGCAATCCTTGACGTCTTTGCTTTAGCATGCTAGAGTTCATAATCATCATGAAGTCTGCCCAGTATTGTTTTTGATTAGCAAACGCCTGGGCTGCTCGAGCTGGATTATTAAACGTTGCGTTGACAAAGTTTACAGTAGATGTAAGCTGGAGTACTGCTGACCTTGTATTGAAGTTCATAATCGCGCCAACAGATCCGTTGAGGTAATTCACAAGATCGCCAGTAATACCACTTAGCTTTTCTGACCTCGTTCTACCAGTTTCCATACGATCAAGCATGTCTTCCATTGAGTCTCTCCACTTCGACCCAAGTTTAGATTCCATTTTATTTAAGTTTTCTTCAGAAAATATCTCGTTCTTTATTTCTACAAAATCACGTAAGTATTCTGATCTACTAACACCTCGCTCTGGACTACTAATCTCTGAAGCGATTGTTTCGGACCACCAATTTTCAGTTGGTTCTTTTAATCCCGTTTCTATCCCAGTCATTTGAGCTACTCTTTCCGCATAAGCTTTATACTTAGGATTGTTTTCAATATACTCAACTAACTTATTTTTTGTTGATTCAGCTAAATCAGGAACTTGAAACCCTGATTTATCCCAAATCCAAACTCTCATAGCCATATCATGGGTAAAGCTCGTGCCTTCTACTTCTTTACTAAGATCTTTTACGATATCTTTATTGTTTTTTCTAAGATCCATATAAGTATCTGAGACTCTTTGCTTTGCTGTGTTATACTCGTTGATACCTCTTTCAAAAGGTTTTTGCAAGTTATCTCTATACCACTCTTTGTTTTTAATACCTTTTGCGCCTTTACCAAACAACGGTTCTAGCAACAAGTCTAAGTCAGCAGCGGTGTCGGGTAAGAATAATCTTCTACGGCCACCAAATAAGCCTTTGATACCTGACTGCTCTTTTTTACCGCGTAGTTTGCCTTCTGCTTTTGAAAATCTTTTTCTAGACTCGATGCCCATAGCATGCTCAAGCATGTCATTAACAATTAGATCAACGTTCATTGAAGCTAGCGCTTGCTGAACATTAGACTTAGCATCTAGCTGATCTAACACCTTCTTAACTGCTTTTACATTAGGTAAAGCGTCATCAACAAAATACATATCGTTATAACCTCTGGCAAACTTCTCAAGCATCCACAACGCCTTCGCTTCGCCGCTAGAATTACCTAATCCAGTTATATTTTCAATAGGTAGTTCCACACCTTTAGATTTTAACCATTGGTGTATCGCGGGTGCAGATTCTTGCATTCTAGCAGTAAGCACAAATACGTTTTCATTACCGTACTTAGTTATTTGGTTTTGAAGTTTCTTAAATAAAGGACCTTCAACTCCGCCTTTAACGTTAACAAAGTCCTTAAAGTCAAACTTATAACCAGCGTCTGCAAGCTCAGGTCCTTTTAAAGGAAACTCTTCAGAGCTAATTCTAATAGATTCCTTACCTTTAGTTGCTGTAACAAAGTTTTCACCCTTTATAATTAAGGTTTCATCAAAGTCAAACGTTGACATACCTTTCTTCTTCTTGTTTCTTATACGGCCGTTTCTTAGCGCGGCATCACGTATTCTAATAGCCATGTCAACATCACTATCTGTAAGCTCTAGGTCTTTAGAAGCTAAGCCATTTTTTTCAAGAATCTTTCTTTTTATAGTTTGTAGTTTTTCAACTGCTTTACCTCCGGATACTACGTCAGACATTAGCTGATCGTACGTTTTTTCTGAACTTAAATCAACGTGTCGTTCAGCAACCGCTTTGCGTCGCATCCACATAAATAAACCAGTAGCTGTATTGTACGCAAAATCAAAACCGTTTCTACCACCTTTATCTGTAGCGTCAAATTCTTTTTGAATAACTTCGTCTATTATACTTTGCTTATATGCTTTAGTTAAAGCTTTTACGTTTTCAGTAAACTTCTTTTTATTACCTTGGTTTTTTAATGCTTCCAGTAATACATTTCCTGTAAAGTTGCCAAGTTGTAGATTATGCTCGCTATGTGTTTTACCGCTAATGACACTCATTACGTCATGAGTTGCTAAACCCCTAAACATACCCTTACCCAGATTGGTTTGTATCTGAAGCATATGGAAGATGTTGTTTATAGCTTTAGCTTTTTCACTTAAAGTTTCTTTACTTTTGATATAGTCAAATATTTTATTAGCAACATACTCGAGCATTTTTTCATTAGCAACCTTCATTCTCTCGTAACCCTCGACAGTTCCGTCTGGTGACAGATACTCCTTAAACTTTTTAGCTAATTCTTTTGGAGTTGCTTTAGGATTGTTTTTTATTAACTTGTCTCTTTCAGCTTTAGCGACTTTGTTGTCATTTACTTTTACATCTTTAACCCACTCCGCATCTTTTAACTCGCCTTCAACACCTTTTATTTCGCTAAAAATCTTTTTACCCATTTCAGCGTCATAAATCTTGGGTCTTTGTTTTATAACTTCTTTCCCAAGAGCTTTATTAACGCTTTCACGATAGTCCGCTCCTGTGGTTGCTTTTTTTATGGCTTTAATTAAGTTGCTTTTAATTTTAGCGTTTTCTTTACCAGCTTTCTTTAGTTCTGCGCTTAGCTCTTTAACTCGTTTGTCACCTTTAGGACCTTTAGAAATTTCATTAGCAAGCTTTATTAACTCCTTATTGCTCATACCGTTGAGCGCTTTATTAGGAATGTAATCAACTAATTCTCTAAAACCCGGTCTTTCAGTTCCTTCACCCGTGGTATAGCGGAATATCCCGTTGTGAAACTCGAGCATCCCAGCATCAAACGTGCTGAAAAAGTCCGGCAAAAATTCTTCTACAAATTCCCGAGAAAACTTAGGGTCAGCTGTTCGCTTCGCCATGTCTACATCGATGTTTAGCTCCTTCTCAAATTGTTCAAACACCTCGGGCTCCATGTTTTCTTTGAAAAAATCTAAAACACCTTGCTTAACACCGAGCTTTCCTTTCGTACCCTTAAAGCCGCCGTCAAAAATCTTTGGCGTATAAGACGCTAGTGTAGTAAGCCCTAATCTTCTAGCTCCTGCTGCAAACTTGTTAAACGCTTTTTGTGTGAAACGAGTAACCTTATGGCCCATATCCGCTATAAAGCCTTTAGTACTGCTTCCATTTTGCTCTAGTATACGAACAATTTCAGGGTTGCGATCTAGCAAGCGCATCATGTCAAGCGCCGGATCTTTAGATCTTTCCCAATCAATGTTTTTAACCTCTGGAATAAAGTCTTCTATTAATTCCACATCTTTAGACGCCATTGCTTCTGGTGTAGCTCCACGAAGTTTACGCATTGCAAGTTCAGCTTTTAATCCCTCTAGTTTAGCTTTACCTTCAGGCGTTGACTCCGCCCTTTCAATAAACTCAGGATTATTAAGCATGTCTCTAAACGTCTGCGTAGTAAAGATATCACCAACACCTTGCTTTAGCGTTGCACGTTTTTTATTCTTTACGCCAGCATCTCTACCAGTGTTCATTAATTCTATAAACTCCTGTATACGCTCTGGTGTAGCCGGTAGCTTCCTATACTTCTCAGTTCTAGCGTTTGTTTTCTTAGTTAACTCTACTGGTAAGTCAGTTGACTTAAATTTCTCACCGGTTTTTTCATAGAAAACTTTAAACACTGTTTTACCCCACTGAGTGTTTTCATAATGCTTAGGGTGTGAAAACTCTGGCATAGCGTCGTATAACACCGCGGCGTTGTTTACATTATCTGTAAAACGTTTTTCAACTTCTTGTATTTCTTTAGGTTTACTAAGCTCTTTACCGTTTCTAAACAAAAGATCCATCTCATTCATTGCCGACTCACGCATACGAGTAGCAACACCCATAAACGTTAAGTCATTCAAAGGCGTTTCGTTAAACACTTTTTCACCAGCTTCTGAAGTTCTTTTTACAGACTCTGGATTTATAGCTCTTTTAACACCACCTTCAAACTCAAACTTATGATCTTTTAGTTTTATGCCTTTTGTTTTTTCGTTTACACCAGCTCTATCAGCTGTTTTATCTATACCACCTCCTTTAGTTGGATCGATCAGATCCATATTTATTTCAGATATGTCTGTTCCAGACACAACTACTCCCTCTGCTTCTGCAGCTCGAGACTCGTACTTCTTATCTACGCTTCCACCTTTAAGCTCTTGCATTCTTGTGCGCAGTTGACCTGTTATCCAGCTTTTTAAAGTAGCTCCCTGCTCGTTGTTAGGATCGTATCTACGCACGATGTCAAGTAGTCCACGCTTTTTATTAGATAAAACCTCGTTCGCTAACTCAGTTCTTTCGCTTTCGTAACCCCTGTCATTTAAGTTAATCCTATATCTTTCAGGTATATTACGCTGATACATGTTTACAGCTTGGTCAAAAGCTCTACCTAAAACATTGCCAAGAACTGGGTATTTTTCAAAGTCTGTATATGGAGATTCCATGTCAATATCATAACCTGGACCTCTTCTTTTTTGACCCTGAAGTTCTTTCAAATCGTCTAAGGTAATATTTTCTTTACCTTCTAAATTGTTTCTGTGGTAGTTTTCAAGCTCTGTATCAATTCTTTTATTGTCTTTTTCTGTCTGGTTAACTTCTTTAAGATCTTTAGAGCTTAATGTTTCCATCTCAGCCATATCTCTAGACTCTTCTGTTCTTAAGTCAGCCTCAGTACCTTCCATCCAGTTACCCTTTTCAGCTAGTGTTTTAAATACCTGCACTTGCTTTCTAGTAAGTGTACCTGCTTTAACTGACCTAGAGAAGTTACCCATAAAATCAATAACCTCTTGCTTAAACGTAGGTCCTTCAAAAGCTGTTTTACCAAACTGTCTTTGTGTAAACAAGTTTACGTCTTGCTTAATTCTATTAAAAGTATCGTTTTTAATAAACTTATTATAGTGCTTTGTGTTAGATAACACTTCGGTAACGTAAGCTAAAAACTCATTAGCTTTAATATTATCAAAGTTAGCTTGACGGCCGTGCTCGTTCATAACCAACTCTTCTAGTGTCATGTCTTTCTTCTCCCCAGTCAACTCACCTTTGTTATCTTTTACAGGGACTTTAAAAAATTTAACGCCTTTGAAAGCACCTTCTATAGTTGATTTAAAGTTGTTTAAAACCGCGGGGTTGGCGTCGAACAATGTCTTCATACCTAAGTGGAATACCTCGTGAGGCATTTTACCAGGCTTCATTCTAGTAGTGTCTACTAAAACCTTATAAGATCCATCAGCTTGTTTTTGAAACTCGGCAGAAGAGTCTTCAAACTTAAATTTAGACGAACCGTTTTCATTGTTCCTTTCTCCAGTAGCTTCGTAATTAACCTTAATACCCATTTCGTTAAATACCTCAGCCATATTTCTGCCAGATCTCTCTAGCATAGCTTTAGCTCTTTCTGGATCGTTCCAATCAGCCCAGTTGTCCATTTCTCTAAGCTTACCGCTTACGCCTTGATATAACTCAAGATATGTATCGTACTCTTGTTGTAGCTTTTTATTATCAGGATCCGCTTCCATTTGAGACTTCTTTCTCCTAAGTATAGCTGGTATTTGACGCTCTAGTTTATGTAGTTTTTGATAGCTCATCCACAGTGGATTTCTTCTACCTATTCTACCGCCTGATAGTTTATATGCTCCACCCTCAATTCCCTTGCCAACATGCCCTTTAGCACCTACAAGAGAAAACACAAAGAAGTCTATTAGTGCGTCTTGCCCAAGCTCGCCTAACTCAGAGTAGTTTTCGTCTACAAACTTACCAAATGTTTTGTTTCCTCTTAAATCATCTACAAGAGCTTCTAAAGCCTTTGCACTCTGCGTAGATACAGCACCTGCCACACCTGATCTACCAATCTTTATAATTTCATTTAGTCTAGCGTATCTTGACGTTAAAGGGATCAACTTGTTCAATAGCATACCAGTGCCATAGAAAGCCGTACCACCTCCCATGTGGTAGTCCTCATCAAACGCTTTAGCCATTTTCGCCTCTTCCCACGCGGACATATACGCAAAGTGTAAGCCTTTTGCTAAATTAGACTTTGTAACCGTACCACCAGCACTAGCAACCCAAGCCGCGTCAAAACCTTCATCTCCGTATTTTAACATCTTACCAGATTGCATACCTACGCCAGCAACTCTTTCAGATCTAAGTGCTTGACCAGTTAATTTAACGCCTTTTGCTGTTTTGTAACCTTTGTTTAGATTTTTTATAAGATTAGGTATACCAGTAACAATACCTATTTTTTTACCAGCAACTTCAATTAAAGCAAACTCAGTTATTGCTGGCACAAACCCAACTACACCTTCGTAGGTTTTCAGAGCGCCACTACGCTTAAAACCTTCTTTCATCTGCTCTGTCTCCTCTAAAAGCCCCTCATCTACTATACCTTGCAATACGTCTGTTTGAGTTCGCGTGCTTATATACTCTGCGTCTACGTAAGTATCAAGACCAAAAATACCACCAAACCCTTCGTACATCATTTCAGCTCCTCTACCTAAATACTTTCTTGCAGTATTGCCAGTGCTAACGTCTTCGTTAAGTAAATGCATCCTAGATAAAGTGACATCACGTCTCTGTAACTCACGCAGGTCGTCACGGTAATCTTTGAGCATTCTTTTAAAGCCTTGAGATCTATCGTCAAAGTCACCGAACTCTTCCTCGTCGTACCACCATTGTTGAGCTCGCTTTGCTATCCAGTTTTCTGAAAACCCAAAGTCAGTATTCTCGTCTTCTTCTAATAGACCAAAATACCCCTCTGGCGAATCAAATTCACCAGAGCGATCCGGTCCTACAAAATCACCTTCGCGCTGAATTGCCACACCCCAATCTACCGCCCCAGCCACGGGACTACCTTTAAGACCAGATCTAAAATCTTGCCAACCTCTAATACCCCAGCCATCACTCTTAACCATGTAGTCATAGTTAGCAGCTAGATCCGCAAGAGACATGTCGTAAATATACCCGTTTTTAGTTTCACCTACAGATTTGATGCCTTTTACATCCCTTAGCCACTCAATTACGTCATTAGAATTTATTACAACTTTAAACTTTTTCTTACCTTCCAATTCGTGAGACCATAGCGCAGCTCCGTTTTCGTTAAATACTTTTTCTAAAGCCTCGTCGTACGTTAAGCTTTCGTCAGCGTCCATGGCTGCTCCAACTTGATCCTCTAGTAAATCTTTTGTATCTTCGTAGTTTACCTCAAAAGCGGCGGTAGATTCCGTTAAGGCGCTTATTGGTTTACCCGTCTCAAGATCTATAAGATCTTTAGTTTGATTCCACCAATTTTGATAACCTTCCTTCGCTTCCTTAACCCTTGCCAACTGTGCGTCAAGTTCTTCCTGAGATACTCCTCCTGAGTAAGCTCCTTCCTTGTCACGCATAGCCTCGTACTTCTTCATAGCGTCATAGTACTTACGCTCTTTAGCGCTTAAAGACTCTACTTTAAAGTTTTCGTGGTTTTTGTAAACTTCGTCAATAGTAGTGCCCTGATCTTCTATGTTGAAAGCTAAAAGATCTTTTTGCTCTTGAGCGTACTCCGCACTGGCCTCGTAAAACTTTTCTGTTACAGCATCTTCTATAATATACTCAATATCTGTTTCATCTAAGTTACCGTACTGTTCATTCATCTCATTCCAAATCCAACCTCTTTCCATAACAAGGTCCTTGAGTTTTTTACTTAACTCTTTGTAGTCGTCTTCATCACCTCTACCTCCTTTACCGCCGTAGTCAGTTGGTAATATCCATCTAAAGTTTTCTGCGTCTGAACCTAAAGCGTTTTTCATAAACTCTGGATCCTCAAGTTTGCTTTTAAAAAGCTGTCCTATTTGTTGAGTTTGTATTTCAGTTTTAGTTACATCAGCACCATAGCTCTCGTCCATCCACTTTTGTATTTCAGGCAGAGTTACCCCAAGAAATCCACCGTCCTCTCTATACTTAGCAACCCTGTCAAGATTACCCATGTCTGATCCATATATCTCATCAAGGGTGTCAAAATTGTTACTAATATTCCAAGTAGAGTTGAGGTTAAAAACCTTTTTAGCTCCAGTTTTTTTATTTCTTATTTCTATAGCATCTGTACCCGCCTGAACTTCTTCAAAGCTAAACTTATCTTCGCCATAGTGTTTCGCAAGTCTTTCTCTAACGTCTTTTTCACTCCAGCTCCCCATAAGCACACCTCCCGTAAGTCCTCCTGATTCATCAAACGCTCTCGTGGTTGAGCCTAGAATGTCGTCAAACTCTTCGTTTTTTATATGGCTAATGATTGGCGACGATGCCGAAAAAGAACTTTCCGATGGTAAACCCATAACTGGTGCTGCTGTCGCATCGGTCCCGGCAGCACCTTGTGGCTTTCCCGCGTATTTAGCGGTAAATGAGTTAAAATCTTTAGTGTATAAACCATCTCTACTAACAACATCAAAAACCTTTTTTTGATAATTAGGATCTTGGTATTGTTGTTGAAACTCCTCAAACGATTTTGTATACTTGCCTTCTCTAACGACAACGTCATATAGTTTTTTTAATTCGTCCATAGTTTATTATTAATCTAGTTCTCCGTCGCTGCCTTCGTTTCTTATCAACACGTCTACTAATCTTTGAGTCAAGCCAGGCCCAATGTAACTTGATGTCCAACCACTTTGAGGCATTACTTTTTCACCTGAATCCCACACTGCGTCCGTATCCTCTGTTACTATTTTACCATCGTGCTTATAAGAGCCTTTAGTTGCGGTTATCATAGCGCCTTTAGGGAGTAGTAACTCACCACCTCGCATTATATCTGGACCATTATATACAAAGTTTCCATCTTTGCCTCCAGTTCTTGACCAGTTACTCAATAAACCGAGTTCATATTCTGCACCATAATTATCTTTAACAACTATAGGTCCTCCAGCCGCTGGTGTTGGTGCAGATGACATATCTTTAGCGTATGGCGCAAAGTTTTCGTCAAGAAGAATATTATAAGCATCTTCACCAAAGTTGGTGTATATATCATCTTGCATACGCTGCACGAGATCGCCACCAGTCATTGTCTCGCCAAGATCATTTTGCCAAACGTTAATCGCTTCGTTCAAATTCCATCTTTCACCCTCAAGCGTAAGGCTACCACCCTGAAGCATTGCTAGATAGTTATTTAATACGCTACCAGTAACACCTCCTTGGTAGTTTTGAGTAGCAGGATAGCGGAATTTATCTTCTTCGCCGCCGCCACCACCGCCGCCGCCGCCACCTGTGTTTTTGGCGTTGAATCTATCTAACCCACCTTGATGAGATAGTTTTACTCCATTAGTAAACCAATTAACAAATATTTCTTTTGCAGCTTGATTGTGTGGATTAAGCATTTCGTTTCTTAACACTTTAAAGTTTTCGTAATCCGTTTCTTGAAAATCGCCAGCGTCAAAACTACCGTCATTATTAGTATCTCTTAATAAACCGTCTTCACCCATGCGCTGAACTTGCGTTAGCATCGCGGCACTCCACTGATTGGGCATACCTAACTGCTCAGCATAAGTGTACTGCATGTTAGCTAAATTTGAGTGTGTTAGATCACGAAAAGCGTTTGGTGTATCAACTATACCTCTAATCTGGTTTCTAACCTCGTTTTCTCTAAACTGTAGCCCTTTAGCGCCGTTGTTAATGTTGTCTATATCTATTTTATTTAAAGCTATTATTTTATCAGCCTCATGCGTTACAACTAAATTGTCAACCTGATCAGCGGTTATAGATAGTTGAGATCTATCAGCAGCCGTAGCTAAAGCGCCCAGTAGATCATTAGTACCAACAGGTGCTGGACCAGACTCTTGCTTAAACTTATCCCAAGCAGCTTGAGTTTTAGATCCCCATATCCCATCAGCACCAGTTGCACCAATATCGTATCCCCTGCTTTCTAAAAAAGACTGGATTTCATACGTGTCTCGGGTTTGTTGGTTAACCAGATTTGGGTTTTGAAGTTCAGCCGCGCTCCATGCATTGCCTTGCTTTTGATCATAAATTAGCTCTCCCCTTTGCAGGTTGTTCTTTAAACTAGAGACATCTGCTTCTAAATACTTGTTTACTGTAGCGTTGTTTACTTTAGCATTTTCAGTTCTTTGCTCTCGCTTAATAGGTATAATATCTGTGCCATCTACGTATTCTAAATTACCGGTCTCAGCGTGTACTCCACTAACTGCTTTGCCGTTTTTATCATAAACCTTAAATACATATCCTTCCCCTGTTTCATCAACCTCCATTTCCACTCTACAGCCATCAAACGGACCGCCTTTAATCGCATCACCTTTTGCCATTAAACCTTGGGCAACAAGAGAATCTGCGGCGCTTAAAGCATTTAGATTTACATTGCCATTATTTAATAACTCCTCTATACCAAGGGTTCCATCCCTCATCTTTTTGAATGTATTAAACGCTCTAGTCTTCTTGGTTTTCCAGTTTTGCTTCATTTGAGCTTTTTGGTCAGCTATACTAAGACCACCTGCTTCAGACTCATCAACTAGTTTGGTAACTGTTTTTGTACCATCTTCAGCTATTTCAGTTACTTGGCCTTTAAGAATATCTATACCGCCTCTTATTAAACCCTTCATATCGCCATAAACTGTATCCATCCAATTTTGACCGTATGTTTCTTTAGCAAGCTTTGCGTCTTGCACTAAATGAGCTGTTGCTGTAGCTCCTACCTCAGCTGCTTTAGCTAAACCAGTTCCAAGTTTCTCCATACCCTCAGCATATGATGTAGCTATATTTTGGAAAGTCGTGCTATAGTCAGCAGGAGCTAACGCCATACCAGCTCTCGCCGCTGCCGTCGCTATTGTTGGGTCTGCTCCTTGATATAAATTTACTGCCATTTTATTTTAACTTTTTAAACTCTACGTCAATCATGCTGTAATCAACTGTATCGTATCCGTCGGGATGCTTAATAACAGCTTCTTGCGGTATTTCATCAGACATTACACCTTGGTATACACCTTCACCGAATTTACTGTCTATATATTCAAACGCGTATATTGGTAATCCACTTGGTGATTTAGACACTAGCTTAATGTTTTTCTTTAATTTTCTGTCAGACCCAGGCGCGCCCATCATTGAACTAGCCACGCCGGCTACACTGCCTACAATATCTCCTATCATACCCATTCTTGCGTTTTGCATTTGAACTCCTAAGCCAAATCCTGCCATTTGATTTCCAAGAGCTCCACTCATCATTTGCCTTGCACCAGCCATTTCGCCTAGTTCAGAAGCAAGTAACGTGCTTTCTCTACCAAACTCAGCCTGTTGTACAGCCGCAGCGCCTTGACGGCCTAGCATTCCAACTTGTTGAGCACCCTGAGCGGCCGCCATTCGATTAGCCGCTTCTTGCCTATCTATATCAGCGGAAACCTGCCTCGCCTGCATTACACCTTGACCAGCAAGCGCTTGCGCTAACCCGGCTATGCCAGAGGCTCCAGCAGCGCCTTGTAGTCCAGCCATTAAGTTAGCTCTTTGTTGAGCCCCTTGTTCCATTTGAAATCTAGCTGCTTCTTGACTAACTGTTAGATCTTCAAAAGGGTTTTCCATATCAGCAAATGGGTTTTCAAACTCAAACTCTCTATAAGCCTGGCGCTGCTCTTCAAGCTTTGCTGACTGAGCCTCCTGCAGTTCCTTAGCCGCGTCTAATTGCTGCTCGGTAGCCTCTCTTATTGCAGCTTCTTGTCTCCTTTGTTTTTTCTTACCCATTTTATAAGTATTTAAAACACTCGTACGCAGGACTCGAGTCCTCTACATACCAGTCTAATTTTCTATGTATTTTCTCCAGGTGCTTATTACCGCATACTGTAAGTATAAACTTAACTCCCCAAGTATCTCTTGCGTCCTCTTGTATTTTTGTAATAAGTAATTCTATTAATTTTTTTCTATTAGTTTCTCTATATTCAGGATCTGATATTGTCCACGTCAAATAACCCATCAGCTCGTCAGCATATAAAAAACTTGCCGCAACGGGTTTGCCGTTCATTTCAATCATATAACATCTACCTCTCGGCGGTAGATATGCTTCTGGTACTGGACCTGCTTTTCCCCACCAAGATTTCCACCATTCACAACAAAGATCATAGTCTCCATCTTTAAATGTTCTAAACTTTACTAAATCACTCATATTAAACTACATATTATACTCATATATAGTTACATTTTTTAGTGATTATTTACTACTTTCAACTACTTCAGAGCTTAAAGCATATAGCTCAGCATCTTCTCTTGAGTTATTTTTAAGTGTTACTTCCGCAAAATAACCCTTTAAACCAACGTTATTAACTTGATCAGGTTTATGAAACATTAAAAAAGAGTTAGCAGGTGGTAAGTTACCACCGTCTGTTTCCACGTAGTTAGAACCTATAGCTGTTATAGTACCCGCACTAACAAAACTTGTATAGTCACCGCCACCCGTTACGTTTCCAGATATATCAGAAGTTTGATCATATATGCTTACCCACACAGCCTGGTCTCCCACCTGTAATGAAGCATTGTCTATGTTTGATGTTAAGTTTATTATCATGATGCAGCTCCTACTGTTATAAATTTATCTAAGTCTAAACTAATCGTTCTATCTGATGTTCCAAAATAATTTATATCAAAAGTTCCTACTATATTAACCGCTGTAGTAGAGCCTTTGAATGTCAAAGGAGTTCCATCAGAAAGTGTTTGTGCTTTTTGAACTACAATTTCACCTAGAGTAGTAGGTGGATTACCGCCGCCTCTATCTGTTACTGAAGTAACCGCGTTAGCCGTACTACTATCTACTCCAGCTCCGTCATATGTAACAAAGTTACCTCCCGCTATACCATACGTGCCATTAAGCGTTATTGTGGTGCTATTACTTATAGCGCCTCTAACAGTGGATGTTACTTCGCCTGTGCTTGGTATCTCGACTTTAAGCTTTACGCTGCTAATACCGACTCCTATTGCGCTGTATATAGACTTAGCACCTCTGGCCTCAAAAGTTAATGTTGCGCCATCTGAGTTAAGAGTTTGAGCCGTCGTAAGCTCGATCTTAGTTCCACTTATAGATGATATTTGAGGAGTACCAGATAAATTTGGTCCAACAATTAAATACATTCCAACAGCTAAATCAGCAGCGCTAGCAACCTCTAAAATTGTTGACGAGCTAGTAGTACCACTTAACGTAGTATCTTTTCTAAAGACAATACTTGAATCAGTGGGGAATGACGTTAATCTTAATCCATGACCATTGTTATCAGTAGCTGCGTTTGTTACTGTTTTAGATACGCTAACAGTAGTTGAACCTTTCTGCAGAGGCGAGCCAACTGTAGTTATGTTCGCTGCTGGAGGTGTTGCATTGTAGTTGCTTGCCGAAGATGTTATAAAACCAAAAGTTAACGTAACATCTACCACTTGCGTTAAAGAAATATTAGAAACACCACCGGTTAATCTTGTTTTAACTCCTTTCGTATGATCAGGTATGACAATTATATTGTATGTAGTTTCTGATGTAACAGATGGAAATTTTATAGTTTTTATAAAAGTATCTCCATTTAAAGATGCTGAAAATTTATTTTGTGGAGTGTGCGTTGTTTCAGTAAAAGCGTTAGTTGTAAAGTTATAAAATTTACCCTCGCTACTAACTATTTGCAATATAAAATCAGCGTTATTAGAACCGTATATTGTTAAAGGTCTAGTTTCACCCTGCTTTGATATATCGCCACGTGAAACACCAACTGAATTAATAAATTTATCCATTTTCAATACTGTTTAATACAACACCTAAGCCCTGCAGGTTAAATTTAGACACATCTAAGTCTACAATACTTTGCGCATCTCCAGAAATATAGTTAAACCACTTTCCTTCTTTTTCAAGAAACTCTAGTATACGACCTTCTTGTTGATCTGTTATTATTGATTCATTGTACCAACCGAGTTTATCAGTCAAATTATAAGTTGAAGCATTAGATAAAACCAATAGGTTTCCATTTTCGTCAATAGAGTCGTATGAGTCATACTCAAGTATTCTAGACTGAGAACCCTCGTAGCTTATATTTTTAAAGTTTTTAATACTAGATGGCTGTTGATTTAATATTGCTGTAACTACAGAAGACTCGTATGCGCCATAAAAAGTGTTTCTATCAACATCCTCTAAAGGCATGTTGTGCTTATAAAGCCTACCGGTTCTTACAGTGTAATAATCGCTAGAAAGACTAAGTGCGTTTTCTGGTATAAACGATTTAAAACTTACCCAACCTTTAACATCTTCGCTAAACGTTATTGTTTGCTCATGTGTGTCAATATCATTTAGCTGGTATATTCTTCTTATTGCTACGTTATCTATAATTCCAGTGAAAGTTTCTAATGCAAAACCTGAGTGTAATCTAAAAGAACCCCACATACCATATTCTTCGTTTGTGCTTGTTTGGCTACCAACTGTTGCTAAAAAGCTTACGTGACCTTCTTCAGATATGTTATTGACATAATGATGAAACCCTACGCCTTCTAAATTAAAGTATGAAACAGTTAAAGTACCGTCAATATCTCCAGACATGTCGAAGGATATCTCGTATGTGGCGCCTTCTTCTAGTTCAACAGCTTGTGAAATCGTAGAAAAATTTGGAGCTTCGTTAAACTCTATAGCACCATCATTCCAAGTTACGTAATCGTACAGCGTTTGATTAAAACCACTTATTACCCAGGCGCCAGCGTTACCAGGATCAAACGTTATTACAGTCTGCATTAGACTAACATTGTCTATGGCGCAGACAGTATCATCACCACTCGACACAAAAAATCTTAAATTAGAACTATTAAATAGCTCGGGGCTTTCTGGAAGAGTAAAGCTATAGTCGCCAGGATCACCAGTAACATATTGCATCAGGTCAAACGTGTTTCCTCCATCTATGTTGTGATACCATTGCACGCTAAGACCATTTCCTTGATTAACATTGTACTCTCCTAGCCAGTTTTCTGACAAACTAAAATTTACTTGATAGTTTGTACCATCACTTGGTACGGCTTCAAAAATTTCAGTTACGTTTTGACGGCAGACCTTAATGCCTTCCCCTATACTAGTACTTCTTACATCCAAGTGTACCTTACCGTCTTTCTTGTAAGAGTAAGGTAAAGTGTAACCCGTGTTTTGTGCGCCATTAACTATAGCTCTTGGCGCTGGAACTTGGTTTCCGTTGTGAGCCCATCCGCTAGCAGTAGCTGTAATAAAGTTATTATCTGTAACGTCAAGAACATTTACGCTTCTAATTTCTGCTTGCTGCGAAGAATCAACACGCTGTATAATGATGTTGGTATAGTTGTCTTGATAGTGCGAGGAGCCTTGTCTGTATCTAAATAAAACTCTACTGATATTTAAATCGCCAGTACCGTTAATTAAAGCTGGATCATATTCCATCGGTAGTTCAGGGTCAATAGTAGTAAACTCAAATCCTTTATGATTGGACATCTCGTAAATAGTACCAAGTCCACCTGACCCGTATGTATCATATCCAGTAACACCAACATTCGAGGCGACGGCAGGGATACGCAAAGTTCCTTGGAGTGGCTCTGTAGTGGTTACGTCAACTAAATACCAATGATCTAATATAAAATCTTGGCTCATACTAAGATTCAAGTAAGCATTTGGGGTTTGATTTAGCTTAACCAAGCTATTAGCACCGTTAACGGTTTCTGTAATTGACGCTGCTGGTTCTGGATACACGGGTACCGATGGCCAATCAATATCAAGATTTTCGTTACTAGGGTGTATTAATTCACCGTTAGCGTTTGTGTTTGATGTTCCGGTAACGTAACTATACTCAACACCGCTATTGTCCACGCCGGTGACTACTGTTCCAGGGTTTTCAGCGCCATAGAGCAACTCGTTTCCATATGTTAAATTTACATTTTGCCCAGTCACATTTTCAGGCGCGTTATGCTGAACCTCAACCCAAGCACCAATAGCTTCTTCAGGTATTGATGGTTGATTTCCAGAAGCAATAAACTCTTGACCTGGGTGGAACATCTTATGTATTTTCTCTAAACGTATTTCTGTAATAACAATTTCGCCTTGTGCGCCTAAAGTTTCACCTGTCCAGTAGGTTTGGCCTCCATCAGTAACCCACCCAGTTTCGCCAATTACAAAATCACCTTGATAAGGTAGTTCGCCTGATCTTATACTAACTGCAACATTAAAGTTATTAATAGCAATACCTGTCGTTACGTTTCCATTACTATCAGTAATACTTGTGTCGACTATTTTAAAATGACGTTTTACAACAAACTCTTCATCGTCATTTTCCCAAGTGCCTTCTTCAAAATCATCAGTATTAAGGTGTACACCGTTTGGCCACGGTGTTGCATCAGAGTCTTGGTTTCCTGAAAACTGGGTAAACGGCTGCAAAGCAGGATTACCGCCTCCATACTCTTCTACTGGCTCGGGATCAAGAAGCAAACTAGCATCCATGTTTGCAGTACCATCACGCAGTATAATACTAGCGTAACTTTTAGTATACCAACCATAAGCGTTAGCTTTAAACTTTATCGTCAACTGAAGCTCCTCTCCATTGAAAACAGTCATATCAGTTGCGTTAGGATACTCCTCAAGCACATTGTCAGGTACGTTACTACTTATACCAGACCCAAGTATATCATTCAGCTCTGGTGGCTCTAAAAAACTCCATGGAAATCTAATACCTCCAAATACGCCATTATTAGGAGTTCCTCTAAACGTTATACCTTTATGCGTAGTACTGACGTGATACGAGTTGTGCATAACATATGGTGAAGTATCGGATGTTGGCGTAATTGTTTTGCCTTCCGTTTCAACATATACTTGTGCTCCCAAGTCCCAGAACTGAGCACAACTTACATCATTATCTAGTACTTTAGGACCTGGATAAACACCATCAGCGTAATTGTACCAAGCTGTATTTAACGATCCATTTATGTTGTCGTCATTTTCTGCTGGCGTATAGACAGCAGTGTTGAGTGTTTGATTTTCAATAGCTTTATTTCTATATCTCCACGTGACAAATCTAGTAGTACCAGCAACGGCACCACCAGCACCATCGCTCCAAACGTTCATACCTGTATCACCCCAAACGCTATTGTCTAATGCAAAATGAGTTTTTTCTGGTACAGTCGCGCCAGCTCCATAAAAGAAACCAAGAGCCTGTTGACCAGGTTGATCCGTGATCGCTGTTTGAATAGACTCAACAGGCACTGCGGGGTGAATAATTAAATTCGTACTAGAATCAAGGTTTGTATTGTAAAGAGGATTTGGTGGAAGAGGATTTGGGTCGCTTATTTCTGCTATCGTGTGGTATACATCAGACTCTTCACCTTCAGTAAAAGAACCGTTTTCTATCACATCAGTTACCGTCACTATCTCCTCTGTAACAACGCCTTCGTTAAATTCTTCTTCTAAGATAACTTCCCCTGGATCAACACCTGGTTTTATAGTAAGATTATAATGTTTATTATAGTTGTCAAAGCTACCGATAAACTCAGCGTTTTCTACTAAGTTATCTCTAAAGTAATCTCTCATGCCAGCGTCAGATATAGGCGTAAGACCGTCCATAGAAAGTCTCAACACAGCTCCTCTTTGCTTGTCTGTAAAATAAGCTCTATAAGCATCTTTTGCAAAAGACTCTGGGTTTTTAGATATACCATAGTCACCTACAAAAGGAACTGCTTGACCTAGCACTGCGTTAGTACTAACTAACTGAGGATTACCATCAGCATTAAATAACGCGTCTTTATTACCTAATATTTTTAATACTCTATCCTCACAAAACGCTACAAGATCAGTGCTTCGTGTAAATAGTTTTTGTATATCACCATATGTAGGATTTAAATCTTTAGTAATTTTTTCAGCTGCAATAAACTGATTAAGGTTATTTAACGCAGAATTAGAATTGTATAAGCCAGAGTATATAAGGCTATTAGTTCTATGCTCTTCGTTAAATGGTTCTTCTAGCGTAGCGGAAGCTCTAGCGCCACTAGCTATTTGCATTTTATTAAACCCGTCGCGTATTCTATTTGATTCTATTCCGTCACCAAAAGAAAAACAATTATACCAACTAAGCCCCGTGTTTAAAGATGGATCTAGTTGTATGTGGAATAAATACTTTAAATCTCCTTCTTGATCTACGTCATCAATGATTCTAGCTTTAGTGTAACTACCGTCTGCTCTAGTAAACGTAACTACAGTGCCAGTGTAATCTATATCGTTGTCATCAACATCGACTAATGGTAAACCAGGTGTTATTTCTATAGCTAAATCAGACCACTGAGCTAAAGTAACGTACTCTGGATATTCGTTAATATTTACGTTTAAGTCTAGAGACACACTACAACCCGCGGGCGCGAAAAGTTCTTTACTTTGCTCCGTAATTATTGTAGGAATATTGCTACTAGCTTCAAAATATATATTTAAATCAGCCAGTTGCTGAGGCTCTGTTTCCCATAAAGTAGGATAACTAAATTGAGAATCAATAATAGACGGAGCTACTTCTGATATAAATTCTATATCACCAACTTCTGTTGAAAGTGCTCCGTGATTTGATCTAGGGTCATACACACCTGCCGCCTGTGGATCTATATCAACCTCAATTATGTAGCATGTTCTTCTGTTGTTTGCTCTACCAAAATCAACTATTTTATTTATCAAGTTATTTGCTGTACCTCCATGGTTTGGAATACCTAAGTGATTAGCGTTATTAGCCCATTGGCTGGCACGCTCCTCGACGCTAGTAAAAGGCCTTTCATAGCTATTTTCTTCATGATCCCATCGCCATCTCATCCTCCACGTAGTGTGATTGTATATGTGTTTTGTGGTTGACTTTAATATGGTAAATACGGTGCCAGTTGAATCATTAGAAAACCTAAATTTTTGCCCAGGAGTTGATAGTTGATTACAAAAAGCATGAAGCAACTCGTCTTCAATTCCATTTTCATCAATCCAAGGATCCCATTGAGTTCTATGTCGAGTGCGGTACTCTTGATCATAACCTATAGAAAGAGCGTTATCTTCAAAAAATCCAGGTGGAGTACTAGCAAAGCTATCTACGTTATCGTTGTGATAAGCGCCTTCAAATTCTACGTACTTTAAACCTGAATTACCAAAAGTTAAGTTATTTTCACCTGCAACATACTGCCCATATGCTGATCCGCTAGGCGCAGCTGGACGATTCCATATTTTATTAAACACCCCGCCGCCATAAATTCCTTGCAAATAATTACCTATACCGTTAGGTCCTTGTATCGCTACGTTATTAAGGTTAGTGGGAAAGCCAGATCCATCGTGAAGATCTTGACCAGGCGCTAAAAACGATATGTGTATAAAGTACTTGCCGGTTTCGTTAAGATTTCCGTATGTTGTGTCGTAGTGTGAAGGAACAGAAATCTCTGGTCCATCATTGTAAGCACCTGTTGCATATAAAGTGTTTCTCCAAGCTCTATAACCATAATTAAAGTAGTTTGGAAGGGAGTCTGTCTCGTAACCTGTGTGATAGTTTGTAGTTGTTATAATACCCTCCATAGAGTTAACCGCATTGTTGTGGACGTATTCCGGCGGCTCGTAGCTGAAGTTTACAATACTGGGTCTAGGCGTCACACTGTCCAAGTTGCTATCTATATCTTGTGCTACAAGTCCCCAGCCAGACACATCCCAGTTAACTGAGCTATTAATACCCATAGGACCATCTTGAGAGTTATCTTGCTGGGTGTATGAATTCCAAACCAATGGCTTGTGAGCAAAACTGTTGCCTCTCTGCCCTGCTCCTGATTCTTTAGCAAACCACTCTTCGTTTGTAGTTTTAGTATTGCAACCAGCGTGATACATGTCGTCTATAAAGAATGTACGACCAATTTCTTGTAATACGGCCTCCCACTCCGGTTCTGTAGTACAAAATCCAGTTACGCCAGCAATACTAGCGGCCGTAGACATACCATTCATATCTTGCCCGTCCGATTGAGAGTTTACAGCACCATCAGACGGATCACCTCCATTGGCCATGAATGCCTCGTGAACGTCAAACAACCAATTAGTGCTATGGACTGAAGTCGGGTATATAGCGTCTTCATCTATATTAAACCCTGTTAAATAAGGTGCGTATTGTATTTTAACAAAAAACTTACCGCTAAAATCTTCTTGGTTTCTTTCTGTTCTTTTTTCTACCTTAAAATTAAGATTAGGATGCAGTAGAGTTTCTGTAAGCGGATTACCCGTATCTATTGTACCACCAAGAGCTGCTAGCTTTGCGTCTTTATTAGATATTTTCTTACCTAGTTTTAATACGTATACGTTACTACTCGAAAGTCTAGCGCTTGAAACTTTATAGCGCTCAGAGTACGCGCTGTCGCGGTTCCACGATATGTATAAATTTTCAACGTCTTCAGTTGCGTCGGGATCTATTAGCACGCCACCATTAATACCTCCATTATTTCCAGCGCCTTCCCAAACTGTTTTATTAAAATGCACCGTGTCTGTTTCCTGATCAATTCTAAGACCAGCACTACCACTACTGCCGTTGTTAGGATTTATAAATAAAGACGGGGTTGTTGCTGGAGTTGAATTACAAAGTAAATTGTCTGTGTTATTACTAGCCGTACCTAAGTTTTGGAATATATACTTTACAGCGTCAGGAGCCTCATTGCTTATGTCTAGAATTTTATATCTGTTATTAAGCAATACTTGAGAGCCTGATCCATCGTATATTTTTTTAGCAATAATATAATCATCTTCCATAATCTTATTTCTATCTGACGATGGGAAAGAAACGTACATATGGTTTTCAGGATTTTCATACTCCGTGTTTGTAAACGGGAAGTACGATTTATCCATGATTAAATTATAATACTCACTTGATGCAGACTTAACATAGAATTTATAATAGTCAGCCCATGAAGGTAAATCTTGGTTTATATTTGCCTCAAACATAAATGACTTACTAGCATTCTTACCGTAAGGTCCATCCCAGCGTATATTTATACCAGCTTCATCAGACGTAAAAACAGGTGTTTCTCTACCATACTTATCACCTAAGACTACGCCTAGTTGATAACTTCTTAGTGACTTTATAGATTTTAAACCTCCTTCTAAAAAGTTTTGAGAGTTTCGTAAAACATAATTAGCGTCTACACCTGGTGTTAATCCATCAAAGTCATAACCTAATTTATAGTTTCCATAAACAAGTCTATTACCTATAATTTCCTGAGCTAAAGCGCTTTTAGGGACGGTGTCAAATGGTCGTAGTAGTTGATTTTCAGGGAGCGCTGCGTGTATATTTTCTGAAGAGATTACATACTTACCCTTAAAATTTGTGTTTGACAAATTATTAAATTGATTAGACCCGGGTTCTGACCAAGCGTCATCAGTGTATTTAATATTTTTTACAGAGTACACTACATTAGAGTCCTCTTGCTTATATAGAATATCTACTTGGACTACGTCTTCAGGAATATCAGACGGCACAAAGTCATAAACTTCAACCGACGATATTAAGTTTGTCATCGCTTTATTATAAGGCTCCCCTGTAAAATAAGAGTTTTGACTATTTATTTCATTGGGATAATCAGCATTAAAAACAACTTCTGTAAAAGGTCCAAATGCCGAGTACTGCCCATCATCATATTTATATCTAAAGCAAAACCTAGGAAATACTTTTTCAAATATAGCTTGCTTTTCATTTTCAGCTTTATTTGTTTTTATAGTAGGTGCGTTACTTGGTTTAATTTTAATAACGGTAACGTGCCTTTCTTGAAGTTCACCTTTATCTATATCGTCAATAAATAATCTAGCGTGAGTTTGAGACACCGCATCAATAGTGTCGTCTTCATGATATTTTTTTGATATGTTTATTTTTTTAGGCTCGTTAAAACCGTCAGTAAAAAACAAAAAGTCATCTATAATATTTATACCAGTTATTTGCGCGCCGCTAAACTTTAGCACAGTAAAAAGCTTATCTACCAATACACACCTTGACTCTTCTGTAATTTGATTAAATTCAAAGATACCATCATATGCGTCAGAGTGTGTAAACCAATATAATTTATTATTACGCTCGTCGGAAATACTACCAACGCAACGTTGACTCGTAGCAGACGCTATTCCACTCATCTGTATATTGCCTGGTATGTTTTTTATAACACCAGCATTAGAATCTTCAGACGAAGTAATATCTACGTTGAGAGCGTGACGGTATTGTCCATTAGGTAGTAACCTTTCGTCAAGGTCTTTATTCATTTTACCTTGACTAAAAGTATTTTTAATTTCCGGCATGAATTAGTGCTTTATGTGTTTAGATTGACCTCTAAGAATTTGAGTTAATTCTTCTAACTTAATATTTGATAATCTTAGTTTAGCTTTTCTTACGGCTGCAAACTTTTCTCTTTTATGGAAAGAAAGCCTCGCACCGTTTACGTTAGCCCTTGTAGATATAATGTCATACAGCATATGTTTATACATGGCGTCTTCCGCAAGCTTTGGTACTTGCATTTCTGCGTCTGTACCTAGACTATCACTTATATAATCTAAGATTACAGTTTTTCCGCTAATATTAGACGAAAAGTGTATTCTACCTAATCTTTCATCAATGTAGAAATTACCATTAATGTTAGCAAACGTAGGATCAAGCCCATATCTTTCGTTTGGATTTAACCAGTGTTGTTCGTATCTATAATCATCTATAGAGTCTTCTGATATAGTGGTAGATTTGTAACTATTCCAAGTTGAACTAAATATTTCATTACCGCTTTCTGCCATAAGAGTTCCATCGCCGCCAATGGTGTTTAACACTTTAATATTATCTATAGTGTTTTTTGCTTCTAAACTAGCAGCTCCTAAAGGTATATACGAAGTAACTATTGCATATATAGTGTCGTATTCTGACACATCAATAGCCGCTTGTTCCTGCGTGCTAGTTGTCCCGATCCATTCTAAATACGCTATATCGAATATGTCTACGTCAGATGTAGCGTTCAATGATGCTCCAGCTGGATTTAAAAGCGGGTTATTAAGCGGGTATGTGTTATTGTCACCTTTACCAGTGCTTAATCCAAATCTAAGTTGACCAGTGCTTTGCGACCCAGACGCGGTAGCTGCTACGCCGTCAGCAGATATAGTTAAGTAGTCTATACCGCTAACATCAAGCTGTTGAGTAGCGTGCAGAGCGTCGCCGTAATAATTATCTCCAATATCTTGCTGTGAAATATGGGTGAACTCAAGAACACCGCTGTTTATAGCGACAAGAGGTGTTGGAGGTGTTGTAGTTGAGTCAAAGGCTTTTACAGGATACCAATGATCAAATAAGTTACCTTCAAAATCCCCGTTCTGTAGTATTTGATCTCCATCTCCTTCAAACATGTAGTTTCCAGTTGAATCCTGAGCTACTTGGAAAGGATTAGACGTATGTTTAGTAGGATATATTGGGTGTTTAATACCAGCGCTATCTACGTAAGATACCTTAGTGTAATTTACATAATCGTGAGGTAGTATCATCGTAAGACTTGGTGGTACGTCAATTTGTTGTGATTTAAACGACTTAAACGTGTCAAATGAAAGTTCAGCAAGAGCTCGCTGAGCATGAAAAGCTATATCAGCGCGTCTAGCTTTTGATATTAACTTTTCTTCTCCAACATACATAATTTGGAATTGATTTATGATATCATCTAGCGAAATAAATTGATAACCACCATAGTCTCCGCTCTGGTAATATTCTTGATCTGATGTGTTGTCTAAATATCCCATTTATTATGCTTTTTCTTGTTGTACGTAAGCACCTTCTTTCTGAGCTGCTAATTGAGTAATAGCTGGATCTTTCAGAGAAACACCAGCGTACTGTAGTATTTTTATCACTAGATTTTTCTCCTCAGACTCATGAAGCTCAAAATTTTGTGATCCAGCATTTGGAGCAGGATTCCATATAGCTTTATCGTTTATAATAACATATGTCCAGTTAGGAGCAGCTGGTCTTCGTATATAATCTATACGTGTATTAGTATAGTCGTTTGGAGAACCATAGATAGTATTTTCTGACCTGTAAAATATAGGTCTATTGACTGAAGGCGTTGTTAACGCAGAAATGTGATATGCTTCATATTGTCTTTTAGTAACCTCTTCAGCTACGTAGAAAGGACCTTGAGCACTAAGTCCAAATTGTACGCTTTCTAGTCTATATACGTTATTACTTAAATTTGGACCGCTAGCTGCGTCTGTAACACGGAATATAGATATTTTTTCTTCAATCATATCTTTCGTGTCTGAAGAAACCGTGCTATTACCAGGAATTCTATGGAATTGATTGAGGTCGTAAAAGTATTGCTCAAATATTTCGTTTTGAGCCTGGTTGGCAAATAAGTTAAACTCCTGCGGAGTTATATAACCTCTTTGTTCTTTATTAGCTATTGCTAACACTGTTTGATATACTCTATCTACACTTATTGCCATAATTCGTTATTTATAGTTAGTGACCACCCCGAAGGGTGGCCACCCAACTAAGTGATTATTAGTTTAATCGTTTTTCTATATTGGAATAAATCTCCATTCCTTCATCAGTCTTAAACCAATGGGCTAAGGCTGTGTAAGGATGTTCATCAAAAGGTACAGTCATAAGTTTTCTACCTGTTGATCCCCACGTAAAGTGGCGCTGGTCTTGAGATAGTATAATGATACCTGCATCTACTGCCTTGATACCAAAGTTTCTAAGAACAACATTGTCATCGTATGCTAAGTCTAAAAATAACTCAGGATTATTTCTAGCGAATACTAACAAGTCCCTTTTAAGTTCTTTTGAACTTAAATTAGAAACGCTAGAACCTCGTTCAGCACGCATTATAGCCTCCGCAGTATCTATATCCATAGATCTTGCCGCAATCAATGCATCAACTTGAACGTTAAGAATATCAATCTCTGTTTCAGCAATTCTAGACGGTATAAACTCCTCATATATTTGACCTTTATGAGGGTGGTATATAGAAAGTAATTTCTGCAATACCGTTTTTTCTTTTGGCACGTACAGAGAGCCAGATCTAAACACGATGTGCTCTAGTCTCTGATCACCTTGCATTTCATCTACAAAGCAAGTTCTTTGATTTTGACAGTACTTAAGCTCTCTTTCGTAACCTTTTTCTTCGTCAAAGTAGTATATATTTGTTGCTTTTAATGATCTAGAAAGAGGCTTTTTACTTCCTTTTAGCAGATACATTCTATCTTTAACTTCCCACTTGTTAGTGTTGGCCACACGTTGTTCAACTCGTGGTTTTACTATTGGAGCTGGCTCTGGAATTGGTTCCGGTTTTGGAGTTTCCATAACAACTTCTTTTTCTACTTGAGGTTCTTCAATAACCTCTTTTTCTTTTTTCTTTGCCATAATATAATATAATAAAAAATTAATATAAAACTACCCCACCCGAAGGCAGGGTAGTTTCACCAAATATAGTTTACTTCATCAACATGAAGTTGTTAGCACCTTGAGTGATTAGACAACGCTCAGATAGCATGTGAATCTGCATAGCATCAAGAGCTGATGTAGCAGCACCTACTGAACCAGTAGTCCAAGTCTTCAAGCGACGATCATCAGTTTGAGAAGCTCTGTAACGAACGTGTAAGAACGGACGTCTAAGATTCTTGCCTAACATCTGGTCGTATACTGTTGAAGTACCTGCTGGAATAATAACCCCACGAATTGCGTTCGCAGAACTAGCAGCGTTAATACCTCCACGTGTAGCTAGATCGTTTAAGTAACGGAAGTCTGACTTGTAGAAGTCGTAAGATCCGCGACGGAAACCTGAGAAACCTAAGTTTAAAGCCATGTCTTCAGAGTTATCGAATACTCCGTAAGAAGTACCGCCAGCACCGTAAGAATTCATAGATGCAAGCATATCGTCCATAGCTAAGCTAGTTGCACGATTAACAAACATCATATTTTCCTCAATAGCACCTTGCTTATCAAACTCTGCTAGAATAGCGTCAAACTCAGCTAAGTCAGTAGCAGCATTAACACCAGTAACACCTGAAGTTAAGTTTCCACGAGCTTCAATAGCTGCGAATAAACCTTCAGTACCAGTCTCAAAGTTGTTTTCGCCTAAAGCCGTACCTACACCTCCAGCGCCTAAAGCAGCCGCAGAGTCAGTTTGGTCTGTAGCGCCTCCACCTTTTTCACCTTCTAGCATAGCCATTTCTAAGTAGTCGTTAAAACGAGCGCGAGTGTCAGAAGCAGCCTTTAGGTACCATAGGTATCCAGAAGTTCCATCTTCTGCAGCAACTTCAACCCAACCAACACGAGATGCATCTGATCCAGACACTTCGTAGTAATCCTTAAGGATAATTGGCTTGTTAGAGAAAGTCTTGAACGATGGCTCGTTACCTCCTCTTTGGTCAGTTGTTCCAGTAGCTAGAGCGTTCATGTAGCTAGCTCCTTTACCGTACTCAGAACCGTAAACTAAGATAGTTGTAGCATCCGCAGTAGTATTTGCTGTTAGTGTAGCTGTACCGTAAGGTGTAACACTAATAACGTTAGACGCCTCAATAACCGCAGTTACTAAACACTTGAAAATACCATCAGAGTTTGAAACGATAATAGTGTCGTTAACTCGAACACCGTGTGTTCCAGCCGTAACGTCATTGCCGTCGATATCTTTAGTAATAGTAATAGTGTCGTAACCCGATGTAGTACCTGCAGCGCCGGCACCTGTACCGTCTGATGTGTGAGATACATTACCTGTGTAAGACAGGTGTAATCTACCCTGCTCAGACCAAATAACTTGGTCAGCTGTCATAGATTCTTCAGCTCCTACTTGCGAAAGGAATCCTGAGATTGTTCGTGGTCCGAATACCTCAACTTCTTTCTCCATAAGATCTGGCACGTATTGTTGACCCCAACCAGCAGAGGTTGATAGGTCTAGATAGTTTGAAGCTAATGCCTGCTGCACTGGAGCTGGCACTGTATTCAAAGCTGATCCTGCTGTAATAGCCATGATTTTTGAATTTTAATTGTTATTTTTTATTTTTCATTTTGAACTTTAAAGAATCAGAATCGTCACCTAAAACACGAACTTTAATACCACCGACAGAAGTCTCTTTATGAGATCCTCTTGGGTTAAGGTCAATATTCTTTGACTCTTTTACGCTTTCTTTAAGCGCGTCGGCTTTACCTTGTTCGTAGAAGTGTTGAGCAATAGCATCTGGATTCATTGCTGTATATAGAGCTTTGTGGTATCCTCTAGCATCTGAAAGCTCTTTTTTTTCATTGACAAACTTTGACATGAAATTATTTAAATCGCTTTGTTTTACTTTTGTACCATCTACGTCTTTAACATTGAATCGATATCTTTTTTCCCCGACATTGTATTCAAAACCTTTGAATTTGTCATTAAAAAGACTATTAGTCTTTTTCTCAAAGATATCGCTACTGCGTTTTACCGCTTCTTTAGTCTGTTCCGACTCTTTATTGTATCGATTGAAGAAATCAATTGCTTTCTGCTGTTCTTTAGTTAACTTACTTCCAGCTTTAATTTCTTCGTAGTATTTAGACTTTTGCCCGTCTAAGTAGGCTTTGGCCTCGGCAACTTGCTCTTTTCTGGCCAGTTTCTTTCTTTTAATATCTCTTTCGTCATCCATATCTTCGTTATACGAAAATCTGTCTTCTATAAGAAAACTTACTTCGTCAACCTCAAGATGTGGTTTCGTGAGCTTGTAGTATTCTCTTAACGCTTCTTCGTCGTTTATATTTTCAGTGTCTCGATTAAGCTGTACGTAGTCTTCTAAACTACCGCCAGTATCTTGCATGAAGTCCACTAGCTTTTGAATATTTTCAGGTAGTGGTTCTCCAGTAGCTTCCTCTTCATCAAGGGCTTTTATAACCTCTTCTTCAGTTATTTGTTCTTCCGCAGCTTCCTCATCGGTAATTTCCTCAAGGGTTGGTACCTCTGTATCAGCGACTTCTTCTTGTGCAGTTTCTGCAGCAACTTCTTCGGTATCTGTTTTGTTGTCATCTACTGTTTCTACCGGTTGACTTAAATCTACCTTGACAACGCTATCGTCGTCTTTGCTTTCAAATTTTTCTAAATCAAGTTCGGGTTTTTCTTCTACAACCTCTTCTACTTGTGGTGTTTCGTTTTCGACCTCGTTGATTACTTCTTCAAGATCTGTTTGATTTTCATTCTCCATAATATATAATATAAAAAGTTATTCCTTATTTAGGTCCAAAGGCTTCTAAACTAAAGCCTTCTCCCATAGTATCATTACCTGCTGATTCAAAGTTTTTAGCGGGTTTGTTACCTTTTCTTTGCTCAATCATTTCGCTTTGTTGTGAAGCTTGTATTTTAGTTCTTTTATCTTTACGATCTTCTTTTACTTTTTCTCTTTCTTGAAGGCCACGTGACTCCATGCCTTTTAACTGCATGTTGTATTGGAACTCTAAAGCCATCAACTCTTTTTTAGCTAACATCTCTTGCTGTAGTCTTTGACCTTCAAGCTGAGCCTTAAGTTGCTCCATTTGCATTTGAGATTGCATCACAGCTTGGTTTTTCTGCAATTCTACTTGAGCAGCTTGCTGAGCCGCTTGGGCATTGGACTGAGCCTGCGCCTGTATGTTTTGCATCTGTTGCTGCTGATCTTTTTCTAGCTTTCTTTTTCTACGTATCTTAAGTAGCTGATTGGCTAACTTAACGCTTTTGATCTCTCTTAAATCAATGGCGTCTTCCAGATCTATATTCTGCTGTTGAAGAGCCATTTGTATATTATTCTCGAGCTGTGCTTTTTCTTCTTCATCAGGCGCGAGTTCTATGAATATACCAAAATCATATAAGTATAACTCGCTCATCTCTTCTAATGTAGCGACGTTATGAGCACCTATAGCTTGTATAAACGCGTCTTTCGTTGGCGAGTACTCTAATACGTCTGATATTCTAAGTGAAAGCTTTTCAGCTGTCTCTACGGTTAAGAACATGCCCGACTGTAATATGTGTCTAGTAGCGGTATTGGAATTAGCAGCAGCTAGTTTTTGAACGCCTACTAACGCGTTTTTATCAGGCATACTACCATCTCTTGCTTCGTTAAGACCAGTTACATCACGTATCATCTGCAAGTAATAGTTATACGTGCTTATTAAAGCCTGTAGTTTACCACCTTTAGCGCTTGATTGTATTTCTTGAATCGGTACTTTACCTGGATTCATATCACCTTCAGATGTAAAGCTTCTACCAATTACACTACCCGTTTGGAAGAACATGTTAAGCGCTTCTTGTGGATTATAATTAGTGCCGTTGCCTAAATCTATTTCAGCAAGTCCATCTGCATCAAGATAAACACCGTCTGGTACCATCTTAGCCATGACCTGCTGTAACTTTAAGTGAGTTAGCTGAATCATATCAGCAAACCCAGTAATTCTACTTACTATAGACTCTATACGGCCCTCATACATACGCGGTGCTACAATAGAGTAATTCATCTTAACCTTATTGTAATCGCTCTTTGGGCGAAGCATATTTTTAGCTAACTCCCATCTTAGCAGTTTATCGCAACCAAGAACCATAACGCCGTCATATAAAACCTCAATCTTTTTAGATTCTCTAGTAAAATTACCAGACATATCAGCAGGAGGATTAAAAGAGTCGTCTTTCCTTATAGCTTTTTCGCCACCAGTACCGGTTTGTTTGATTTTGTAAACGTCGTTATTGTAAGTTTTGTAATTAAAATAAAGAACACTAACTACATTGTCGTCTTGTGGACTTCTACGTGAGTTATAACTCCTTGTTTTAGTTTTACTATTTTTACTAATTATCTCATCTATTTCTGATTCAGACAAATTAGGAAATTGCCTTACAAGTTCATTTATAGGCAACTCCTTGATTTCACCTACATAGTATATATCGTCGAAATAAGGAGATTCCGTGTAAGAGTAAACTAAATTTGTGGGATCTACATAATTAACAACAACGCCTTCGTTGGTGTTAAACTCTGTTTTTGTAGCGCCTATACCAATGGTAGTTAAATCGTAGTAAAATCTTTTTTGCACTAAGTCGTACTTATTACCTCTTAACACTGTTTTTATAGCTTGCTCTTCGGCAAGTTCAACTGCTTGCTTGTAGTTAAGCTGCATATGTAGACCTAACTCCTCGTTTGTAGCTGGTAATGTCTCAATTTCACTAGACCGAGTATCCATACCAAACTCTTGCATAGTTTCCTCGTTAAACTCCTTCATTTGCATATCAGCAAGTATATTTTCCATATACTCAGTTCTTTTACTTACGCCATTAGGAGACTGTGAGTATGCTTTGATATCATATAATCTTTCTGATATACCATTAACAACAATATCAACAAACTTAGGTATAATAGGTACTGGTGTCCAGTCTAAATTAAGATAAGATAAATCACCGTTAATAGATAATTCATCTTTATATTTCTGTATAGATTGCTCTCCTCTAGCATATAATCTCAGCCTATGAAAGTTGTTTACGTTAGTTGCGTGCCTGCTATCGCTCGTCATGAAATCAGAGTGAAACCACTCGGCACAGATAGCTTTAGCAATCTTCTCTCCATATTCCATGGAAGCTTTTTCTGCATCACTAACGTTTTGCTTTGGAAAATTAACATGTACTGACTCAGCCATATTTTACTTTATTAATTGGGAGTTAAACCCCTTGTTGTCGTATTTCGATATATTCAAGTTCAAAGGTTGTTTTTCTACTTTAGCGTTAGGTGCGTATAAGTGCCTGTTACAAGCCATTATTGCGAGACCTGAGCTTATTGACGCATCGTGTTTAGTTCTTTTGTTAATATCAAACTTAGCCCAATCATTTAACAGATCGTTAAAATACACTGTGCCGTAATTACCGTCGCCAATATGACCTACATATTCTTGTATGTACATTTCAATAGCAGCGGCGTGCGCTTGTTTAATATCTTCGCTTGAGTTTGGTATACCGCCAACCTCCTTTTCAGCTGTCGACAGTTTATTCCACGATTTGTCAGGTCTATTCATACTGTATCCTCTGTAACCTCTACGGCGTAAATAATACAATAGACGAGGTTTATTGTTCTCCGCAAGCAAAGGCATCCCGTAGAATACTAATGCCATTAGAACGTCCTCAAAAAACATCTCTGCGGTCTGTGGTCTTGCTATGTACTCTAGGAAGAACGTGCTTGGCGGCGCGTCTTCCATAGAAAATTTTGTTAACCCGTGTAAAGCTCCCTTAGAACCGCGACCATCAACCGTGCCGCTGATATCATAACTATCACAACCAAAGGCGCCAACATGGTCATTACCGGGATATTTAATTCCATTTTTTGTTATTTGCCTATTTTGTAAATGAACTGGAGGCACCCAGCTAACTTTAAACCTACCTGTTGGATCAGGGTTAAATACAACTTTAGTGTCTTTAATCCCTTTGACCCAGCCAAAACTTCCTACAGTGAACGGAGCTGTGTGTCTGCTTCCTTCATTGTAATCAATCTGTTCGTATATTTTAATTAGATTAAATATACTATTTTTAGTCTCATCTCTAAACGCGTGTTCTTCAGTACGAGGAAACTGCCTGTAAAACTCGTTTAATGCGTCTTGATCGTCTTTTAATCCTTCAGCTTCATTTTCCCAGTGATCTATAACACCTACGTCTATTAATTCACCGTCTGGTCCCAGTCGTTCATCATTACCTCCACTATTAAAGACTGGAATTCCGTACTCGTCAATAAATCCTTCATAGTTCCATTCCATTGGGACAAAGAGAGAATACAAGCCAGACTTTGTTTGTCCATTACGATTTCGTCGTGTGACATCAGAATCATTGTATAGTTTTTTAAAGTTATCCCCGCCTTTATCAAGCGCATTGCTGGTACTACCCATCATGCACTTACCAACGATTCTACTACCTAGCCTTAAACAGGTTTTAGTAACTCGCCAGTTGTTTAATATGTTGTCAGGCCTCTCCCACTTACCACTCTCATCATGCACTAGTAAAGTTAGCTTTTCACCGTCGTAGCTATTGTCGCCAGTGTTCTTCCAGTCAATCGTGGTGTCAAGACCTACTATTTCTTCAAGCTGTTCGTTACTCTGTATTTTCTTACGAGTAAACTTACTAGCCGGAACCCTATAAGCTAACTCCGATTTCGGACGATCCATACCGTCTTGTATCGGTTTAAAGAAAAACGGATAGTTAATACTTATGGGTACAACCTTATCCGTAAACATTTTCTTTGCATCGGCACCAGACTTAGAGAGTATCCCATATCTACTATCACTCGATATAGTGGCTAAGTTAACTGTTTCAGCTGATGACATAAACGAGAAACCTGAACGACGGTTTTTAAGGTAGCACATTCCATAGCATCTCTTATCAGCTTTACAAGCTTCCCAGAATATAAAGAATAGTCTGTTTGCCTCTCTAAAGTCTGGAGCTCCAACGTCAATCTTGCTCCATTGCAGATACATATAATGTGTACCTGTTATGTACGTCGGCACGCCTTTATTAGTAAACCAAAAGCCTTCGTCTCTACGCTTGAACTCTTCGTCAATATAGTCGTACCACTTTTCTTTTTGTTCGTCTGGGTAATCTCTCCAGTCGAATATATTTTTTATGCGCTTAAGCTCTTTAGGATATTCAGCTTTTACCCACTTGTCTTTTTTATGTTTAAACACATTAGAGGTGGGCACGCGCGGCAATGCGATTTG